GACTGGGTCGAGGCGCATTGCGTCATCCCTGACGGCTTCCACAAAGGCGAGCCGTATCTGTTGGCGGATTGGCAGACCTGGTTCTACGCCAACCACTATCGGGTGCGGACTAACGCCGACACGATGGGCGAGCCCGCCATTGGCGCTCCGGCCTTCTGGAACCGGCGCTCGCAGGTCGTCATGCCCCAGAAGGCTGGCAAGGGGCCGTTGACGGCCAGCCAGTGCTGCCTTGAGGCTGTCGGCCCGGCATTGTTCGCGGGATGGGCTCGTGGCGGCGAGGTTTGGGACTGTCGCGATCACGGCTGCGGCTGCGGCTGGATCTACGAGTATTCCGAGGGTGAAGCGATGGGCGCTCCCTGGCCCACCCCGCTGATTCAGATCACCGCCTTCTCGGAGGAGCAGACCGGCAACGTGTACGACGCGCTGCGTCCGATGATCGACGAGGGTCCGCTGTCGGAAATCATCCGTAAGACGGGCGAGGAGTTCATCCGGCTGCCCGGCGGCGGCCGGATCGACACGGTGACGTCGGCGCCGACGTCCCGACTCGGCCAGCGCGTGACTTTCGTTCCACAGGACGAAGTTGGGCTGTGGTTGCCCACCAACAAGATGGTGAAGGTCGCTGAGACTCAGCGGCGTGGTGCGGCCGGTATGCAGGGTCGTGTTGTCGAAACCACGAACGCCTGGGATCCAAGCGAGGATTCGGTGGCGCAGCGCACCGCCAAGGCCGCGCTGACGCGCAACGACATCTTCAGGCTGCACCCGATGGCGCCTCCCGGCCTTTCGTACACGAACAAGGCCGAGCGGCGCCGGATTCACCGGCATGTCTACCGTGGCTGCCACTGGGTCAACCTGGACACGATCGAAGGCGAAGCAGCCGAGATCTTGATGACCGACCCGGCTCAGGCCGAGCGGTTCTACGGCAACCGCATCGTTGCCGGGCTCGGCCAGTGGATGCCGGAGGAATTGTGGGACAAGCACCAGATTCTCGGAGCGGTGGTTCCGGACGGCACTGCCGTCGCCGGAGGTTTCGATGGCTCCGAGAACGACGACTGGACCGCGATCCGTCTGGAGACAGAGGATGGCTTTCGCTTCACGCCAACGTATGGGCCGAACAAGCGCCCCGCCTACTGGAACCCCGCCGAGTGGGGCGGCAGCATCCCACGTGGCGAGGTCGCGGCGGCAGTGGATGAGATAGCGACAAGGTATCGACTACGCCGCTTCTACTGCGACCCCAGAGACTGGCGCACCGAGATCGGTGAGTGGGCTCTGAAGTACGGCGAGGAGGTGGTGCTGGAGTGGTCGACGTACCGGATCGACGCCATGTTCCTGGCGCTCACCCGGATGCGCAACGACCTGAAGGCTGGCCGCAACAAGCATGACGGCGACCCGGTGGCCAGAGATCATATGATCAACGCCAGGATGATCGCCAAACCGGGCGACAAGTACATCCTCGGAAAGCCGGACGAGCACAGGAAGATCGACATCACGATGGCGGATACCCTGGCACATGAAGCAGCCGCCGACCTGCACGCGATCGGTGACGCCGCCTGGGCGCCCGTCAGCAAACTGACCCGTGTTCGCGGGCGCACGCAGAATCACTGATCGAGAGGAACTGGCGTGGCAAACAACCGGACTCGGGGCGGCACTTCGGAGCGCGTCCCGAGGCTCAGCAAGTTCCCTGTGCTGAGCCCGATGTGGTGGGTCACGCGGCTCTACTACGACTTGAACGAGAAGATCCGGTACATCAACAAGTTCGACGACTACTACACGGGCGAGTTCCCGCTGCCCTGGCTGGCACCCGAGGCGCAGGAGGAGTTCCGGCGCATCCTGAAGATGAGCCGCGCCAACTACACCGGCCTGGTCGTCGATGCTCAGGTCGAGCGCGAGATCGTCGAGGGCTTCCGGATCGACACCGGGGACGATGGCAGCGGCAAGAAGATCACGCCGACCGGCGGCGTCTCCAAGAGCAGCGGCTTCGTCAGCAGCAAGTCGTTCGGTGAGGACGACCAGGACACCTGGCGGATCTGGCAGGCCAACAACATGGACACCCTGTTCGATCAGGGCATCCTGGAGGCCGCCATCAACGGCGAGTCCTACCTGCTGGCCGCGCCCAACCCGAAGGACGAGAAGACCCCCAAGATGTGGGTCGAGCACGCCAGCCAGTGCATCGTCGAGTTCGTGCCCGGCACCAACCGCACCGAAGTCGCGGCCGGGCTGAAGGTCTGGGACGACGACTGGACGCAGGAGATTCACGCCACTCTGTACGTGGTCGAGAACGAGGAGTTGAACCTCTACAAGTTCAAGGCCAAGCGGCCGACCACGCACAGCGCGGTGCAGCCCAACCGGTGGGAGCAGCGCACCGTGCTCGGCGAAGAGTGGCCCGCCAGTGGCCAACTCGATTACGTGCCGATCTGGGAACTGCCGAACAACCCGAGGATGCTGACGGGCGGCCGGTCCGAACTGGCCGACGTCTGCGACATCCAGGACCGGATCATCAAGACGATCGCTGACCGGCTGATGACCCAGGACTATGGCGCCTTCCCGCAGAAGTGGGCGTCCGGCTGGCCCGACACCGACGTGGACGGCAACACCACGCGCCGCATCAACATCGGCCGCGACCGGCTGCTCACTACCGACGTGGCCGAGACCAAGTTCGGCCAGTTCTCCGCTGCCGCGCTGGACGGCTACCTGAAGGGCAAGAAGGAGGACGTCCACGACATGGCGGCCCGGACCCGCACCCCGGCGCAGTATCTGCTGGGCGAGTTCTCCAACGTGAACGGCGAGACGCTGAAGGCCAGCGAAAGCGGCCTGGTGGCCAAGGTTCGGCAGCGGATGCGCTCGCTCGACGACCCGCTGGAGGGCTGCCTGCGCAAGGTGCGGGAGATGGCGGGAAAGTCGCTGGCCGACGACGTCAAGATGGAGATCATCTGGCGCAACCCCGAGTTCCGCACCGAAGGCGAACTGGTGGACGCGCTGGTCAAGATGTCCACGCTCGGCGTGCCCAAGGTGGCGCTGTGGGAGCGGTGGGGAGCCAGCCCGCAGGAGATCGACCGCTGGCAGGAGATGGCGGAGCAGGAGCAGGCCGACGCGGCCCGCATGGATGCAACCGCTCTGCTGGCCGACTCCTACCGCAAGCAGGCCACAGGCGCCGCTGGCGGCCCAGCGGGGGCTCCGGCACCCGGTGGCACTGGACAAGACGTTGTAAAGCCTAGAGGGGGCGCACAGAACTCGTGAGCACCGATCCTGGGCTCACCGATGCCGCCGGACTGATGGCGGAGGCTCACCGGAGCCGCCAGGCCGCCATCCGGTCGCGCCAGGTGGCGCAGATCCTCGCGCTGTACCGGAAGATCAACCCCGACCAGCCGATCAAGGACTGGGTGAACGGGCTGGGCGACCAGATCTACGTGATGATCTCGACCGCGCAGGAACTGGTCGCCGGAGAGGCCAAGGCGTACGTCCGCGACTCTCTGGCCGTCCAGGGCATCGACGCCGACATCCCCGACCTCCAGCCGCGCACCTTCGCCGGGATCGCCAGCGACGGCCGCGACCTGGACTCGCTGATCGCGGGCGCCCCGATCCGGACCGCCGCGCGAGCGCGTGGTGGTGACCCGCGCGCCGTCCAGTCGGGCGAGCAGTGGCTCAAGATGGTGGCCGACACCCAGATCAGTGACGCGGGCCGGGCGGCCGACTCGGTCGCGATTGCTGCGGCTGACGGGCGGGTCTCGGCCGAGAAGCCGGTCGACGCCACCCGGCAGGAACTGCTGGACCGGCTGGCTGCCGCCAAGCAGCGGCTGAAGGAGGCCGAGGAGAAGAAGAAGTCGGCCACGCCGCCCAAGTTGTCGCCCGACCGCGAGGCCGACGTCAAGCGCCGGATCGAGGAGGGCCGCCAGCGCCGCGCCGAGGAGGCCCGGCGCCGCCGCGAGGCCAAAGCGCCGCCGCAGCGCGGCAAGGAGGGCTCGCCGGTCCGGATCGGCTGGGTGAGGATGCTGACGCCGCCGTCGTGCGACCGCTGCATCCTGCTGGCCGGGCGCTGGTATCGCTGGTCGGAAGGCTTCGAGCGGCACCCGATGTGCGACTGCCGCCACATCCCCTCGTCCGAGTCGGACAGCCGCAGCCTGCTCACCAACCCGGAGGCGTATTTCGACTCGCTGACCGAGCAGGAGCAGAACGAGGCGTTCGGCGTCTCGCACGCCGAAGCGATCCGGCTGGGCGCCGACATGGGCCAGGTGGTGAACAGCCACACCCGAAAGGGCGCGGTCTACGTCGCGGATGGCACCGAGTACACCTTCGAGGGAACCGGCAAGCGGCCCAAACGGGGCCAGCAGGGGGCCATCTTGCGTCCTACTGTGTGGCAGATCTATCGTGAGGCCAAGGGAGACCGTGAGGCTGCGAAGCAGATGCTCCGCAAGTTCAGGTATCTTGCTCAGTAGAGCCAGCGCGATGCTGGCACCAAGCACCGGATGGCGCGAGGCCACCCAAACCGAGGAGCATCCTTTGTCGATGTCACTTGTCCGCAAGTCGAACTACCCGATCGGTCATCGCCGGAACGGATCGCCCATCTGGGGCTACTCAGGTGCAGCGCCGGACGACGGTGGGGATGGCGGGAAAGACGGCGGCGGGGGTGATGGAGGCGGGGACGGCGACTCGGATGAGGACGAGGACGATGACGACGGCGACGAGGGCCTGACTGCTGCTGGCAAGCGGGCGATCGAAGCCGAACGGAAAGCGGCCAAGCGTGCGAAGGACGCCTACAAGCCCTTCGCGCAACTGGCTCGTGACACCGGTCTGAGCGTCGACGAGATGCGGAAGCGTCTCACCGAGGCCAAG